TTCAGCTCAAGTTCAAGCGTTATTAGGGATAAGTAGCGCTACTTTAACTACTATAGATGCAGATTTAGATACTTGGCTTAATAATGGATATAAAGAGATAGTAAATATACTACCTCCTTATATGTATGACTCTATGGCCGAGGAGTCTAATGTAACAGATGCAACTTCATTAAAGAATTTAACAACTACAAAGGTTTTATCTGTAATGAGAATGAGTCCTTCAGGATATAAAACCTGCAGACCCGTAACATCTGACATGAGAGGAAGAATTGAAGATGAAGATGATTTGCACTACGCTACAGCAGACGACCCAGTATGGTTCTGGGGTTCTCTAGGTAATCTTACTGTAAAACCTAACTCTTCAGATATATTAATTAGACACATATCCTATCCTACAGGTTTAGATGCAAGTGCAGATAATGCTGTAAGTTCTATAAGTTTAACTGGTGTAGCTCCTGTAACACAGGCTAATCCTGCTTCTTTTACAAAAACTGCACACGGTTTATCAGTTGGAGATACTGTTCATCTTAGTAACTTTACTGAAATGACGGAATTAAATGGGATGTCAACTCAGGTAGCTACAGTCGCTGATGCTAACACTTTTACATTAGAAGGAGTAAATTCTGCTGGCTTCACGACTGCTGAATCGACTGGAGGTAATGTGCTTAAAAAATCATCATTCCCAGACGAAGCCGAACCTGCATTAGTTTTATATGTAGCTGTAAAAGCTGGAGAATATCTGCTCGCAAACGAAGAAGATATGGAACTGTTAACTCCAATAATAGGAAACCTAAAAGACGACTATATGAGAAGTGTGAATGCATTAAACGGACTTACAACCACTCAGCAGGGAGCTAGAGGATAATGGCAGTTAATAAATTAAGCGTAAAGCAGATAGCAAACAGGGTAAAGGAAGTATTTCCCGGCACTCCTGATGCTTATATAATTCAACTAGTAAATGATGCATTGGTAGAGCTTGGTTCTTATAATACTAAAGTTTCACACGCAAAGATAAGCACAGTTGCAGACCAAATGTGGTATGATTTAAGCGACGGCTCTGCAGATTCAAGCAGTATGAAGCTGGAACTAAACAAGATTAATAAGGTATATATGATGGACAATGAAGGTGATTATATACAGATACCAAGACTTACAGATACTAACTTACTACTCACAGATGTAACAAGCGAATCAGCATTGGAGGCTCCAGATTAATGGCTAGCAACATAACCTATCCAGACAAGCATGCAGTCTGGTTCATAGAAGGAAACAATCTTTGCATACTTACAAACCTTGACAGTAGTGGAAGTGCAAGTACTACAGCGTCAGGAAGAAAGACTTGGAAAGCAATACAGGAATCTGTAACTGACGGTATTCTGATTAATTACAACTCAGAGCCTAACAAGGTTACTTCTGTAAGCGACTATCCTGATGTAGACAACAACATGCATAATGGAATAGTTGACTATGTAAAGAGATGCCTATATATGGACAAGGCTGGTAAAACAGGCGACCCTAATCAGTCTCAAATAGCACTAGGCCTATCTCAGATGCATGAAAAGAGATGGAGCGATTCCTCAAAAAGATTTGGAATGAAGAAAAGAGATAAGACTGGTGGAACAAGAGTTATTAAACCATTCAATATGTTATGATTACAGACAACTTAAACACTACTGTAGGGATAATACCGCATTACTCCTATAACGCGGATAGAGAAATGAAGATTGATGTCTTAGAAATTATAGAAAAAGATGATGGCTCTGCAGAGGTTGCACTGGATATAGATAGAAAAGGGATGGATATCCTTATTAGGGAAGGATTTGCATCTATAGTAAATAAGGGTCTGAAACAATGTTTGAAATAACAAAAGTGTATGATTAAAGATGATAGAAATATTTGCAGAATATGGCACTATAGGAGTAGTAGTTATGCTCTTCTCCTATGTGGTAATGAACATTATCAAGTCTTTGAAGTCACAGGATGAGGATTTAGATGTTATACGGCAAGAACTATCTAAGAGTGGAGATGCTCGAAAGAACTGTATTGAGGTTAGAGGGTAGAATATTAAATGGATATAAAGGTGATTAAAATGGATACTTTGAAAGTAACAGCAGTAACTACAAGTGCAGGTCTAGTACAATGGGCTGAAATGTTAGAACCAATTTTGGGGTGTATAGCATGGCTTATGACTATAGGTTTTGCAATGTATAAATTCAAAAAAACAAGGAGCAAATAGTGGAAAATGTAATAATGGCAGGGTTCTTTTCTGACTACTTTAGTTGGACTAATCTATTCTATCTATTAGGTCTTATACTTGCTGGTATAGCTACTATGATGGCTAGTAAGTATAAGTCAATGATGAAAGAGATTGGTGATGTGTCTAAAGCATTAGAAGAAGCCTATGCTGATGGTAAGCTAAGTAACAAAGAAAAGAAAAAGATTATGAAAGAAGTACTAGATGTACTTAAAAGTGTAATTAACCTTAAGTGGAAGATATTCTAATGGCAAGTACAATAACCGCATCTACATTAAGAGTTAATATAGAAGAGCATATAATTCTAAATGGCAAGCAACAGGGTGGAACTAATACTCTTAATATTGGTAGTATTAATGAAGTATTTAAAAGAATAGCAACATGCCCAGCTAATAATGAAACTACTTTAATTCATTTCCATAGCTCAGTTGCTGACGGAACTCTTGCTCCTGTAGATATAGATGATGTTAAATATATAAGAGTGACTAATTTAGATAATTCTAACTCTTTAACATTAAGCTTGCAATCAGATGTAGGAGAAGATGATTCTGTTGCAGATGAATCAGCTAGTATATTAATAGAAGCTGGTAGAAGCTTTATAATGGGAACTCCTAACGATGGAATTGGAATATCAGATGCTGATGCTAATTTAGTTACAGATTTAGTGGATTTAGAAAGCCTTGTAGTGCAGCCGGGCAGTAACACTGTAGATGTAGAAATTTTTGTAGCAAGTGCTTAATAATAAAATAGGAAGGAAATAATATGGCAAGTACAGTAACAGCCGCAACTTTAACTGTCAGTTTAACTGAGAGTATAAACATCAGAGGAAAGAATCAAGGAGCAACCACTAGTCAAACAGTTGCTAGTATAAATGAAATATATAAGAGAATATTAACTATTACAACTAATGAAGCTACAGTAGTTACAATGAGTGGAGCTGTTGCTTCAGCTGGACACTTCAATGATTCATTTGTAAGATATATGAGATTTACAAATTTAGATGATACAAATTTTCTTACATTAACATTTACGAATGATGATGGTGATGAGGTTGCTATCAAGCTAGATGCTGGTAATTCATTTATGTGGTTTGCTGATAATAGTGGAGGCATGGTAGATGTTTTTAATGCAACTGAAAATGCTGATGCTGCTTCGGATACAGCTTTAGGAAGTATAACAGGTGTGCAGGCAGATGCAAATACTGGTAATTGTGATTTAGAAATATTCATAGCAAGTGTTTAATGCCTAAATTCGGAAAGAAATCAAAGCAGAGATTAGAAACCTGCGACAAAAGATTACAGGAGGTATTTAATGAAGTTATCAAGACGGTGGATTGCTCTGTATTGGAAGGTCATAGAGGTAAAGATAGACAAAATGCTCTCTACAAAGAAGGGAAAACAAAACTTGTATTTCCTAAGGGTGGGCATAACAATTCTCCTAGCCTTGCTGTGGATGTGGTGCCTTATCCAGTTGATTGGGGAGACAGAGAAAGGTTCCACTTATTTGCGGGGTTCGTTCTTGGGATAGCAAAGAGTATGGGTATCAAGCTAAGATGGGGCGGAGACTGGAATATTAACTGGTTTGTTGATGATAATAAGTTTGATGACTTTCCACATTTTGAGATAAAAGATGGCTAAGCAAATGCTAAACATACCCTCCTTTGGCGGCGGATTGAATACAGCTTTAGACCCTAGAGACATTAAACCTTCTGAATTATCTGCTTCTAGCAATGTTGTGTTTGATACAAATGGGATTATAAAACCAGCAGGTAGATGCGATGATGCATTAGGAAGTATACTAAAATTTCCTAATAATGATATTTATACAGAAGATTTAAGAGGAGGAATGAATTTATATTATTTCGAATCAAACTTTAGAAGGGGAGAATTTGCAGATGATTCTACCAAGTCTACAACATGGGCAAGTGATTCTGAATATAAATTAAGTGAAATATTTTCACATAAACTTTACGATGATGAAGATGATGGCCCATTAGAAGCTACCACTCGTTCTAACCATTGGTATTTATTTGCTACAGACTCAGATGCAATTGGAGTACCCGGTGTCCATGCATATACATCCTATATTCAGGGGCAAACAAATGAGTGGCATGAAAACGTAATTTCACCATATGATTATGACGGCATAGGCCGACAGTTACACGCTGTTTTCCACTATAATAATAATGCTGTTAGAGTGAACAACTCTTTTGAAACTTACGCAAATAGATGTAAATGGTTTGGATTTATAAGGCAAAGAAACTTTTTCGTTTCTTCAGCAGACACTACTGACTACCATTTTAATGGCTGGTATGAATTAGATAACGATATTAAAAAGCCTACAGATTTAGAATTTATAACAGATGGGAGTTTAGTGGGTACTTCCCTTACAGAGGGCGCTGGATTTGAAATTAAAGTATTTGCCATGCAAGATACAGGAAGTATGGATTTTTCAGAAGATTTAGATTCATCTGATGATTTAAAATATGATTTTTTAGCTACTTTTATATATGATGATATACAGGAATCGTTACCATTTGAAATTACAGGTGAAGAACTTTTTAGTGATAACGGAACTGGCTCTAGTACAGCTGCTACAGCTATAACTGCTGCTGATGATGCTTTAAATATTCAAGTTGTTGCAAAGACTGGGTATAACCCTAGAATAACTGGAGGTAGGATATATTATAGAAAATCAAACAGTAATGATGACTATGTATTATTATGCGACATAGACTTCGAAAAAGGATTACGTGCATCTTTAGATGATTCATATGCTACAAGTGGCGAATGGACTGTTGTCTCAGGTAGTGGAACAAATGTTTTTATGAAATCTAATGCAGTAATATTAACAAGAAAAAACTTAGATACATACTCATCCCTTACAGAATGGGGATTAAATGAGAAAAGAATATCTATAGGATGCACTGGAAACTCTGATGGTACTGGAAATTATCCAGCATCCGGTAGTCATGGCTATGGAGAGACATATGAAGCTTCTACAATAACAAATGGAAGATGTTTTATAGCTAATACAAGATTATATAAAACAGAAGGAACAAATGCAAGGCCTGATGCTAATCATAATGAATACAGCATGGAGCCAAATAGAATATACTATTCCGGTGTTTGCTCTAGTAATGGAGTAGACTTTCAACCAGCATATGATTGTTTCCCAAGAAGAAATTTTATAGACATAGAATCAGAAAATGCAAGTGGATTTACTGCATTATTTGGATTTGCTGATAGACTGTTTGCATTTAAGAGAGATATTCTTTATATAATAAATGTTGCAGGGAAAGTCCCACAGGAAGAATGGTTCGTCGAATCTGAACACGAAGGACTAGGTATAGAATTATCATCACAGTTTTCTCAGTTTGATGAAGGCGCAGTGTGGGCAAATAAAACTGGTGTGTATGTCTATACAGGGAATGATATAAGAACTTCAACATCTGAGGATATAAGTTTTGGCGTAGATATAAAAAATATATGGAATGAGAAGCTTGCCAGTACAGCTAATATGCTACCAAGGCCGTTAGTTGGATATTCAAGATATGATAAATCTATAGTGGTTCATACTGATTATAAACGCAGTAGTGCCAATACTTTTGTATATAATTTTAAAACAGATACTTGGGCAAAATGTAATAGAATAACAAAAACTGCAGACGCTGAATCAATTAGAATGATTTCTAATTTTATAATTGGTCATAATGAAAGACTGCAATTTGCAAAGGAAATGGATGGTACTACAAGCTCTCCAACGTCGCTTATAGTGAATCATAATTTTCCTAGTAATGACTCTATTAGTGACGGAGACCACAGCTATGATAATGGTGATGGTACTATAGACGGCTGGCCAACAAGTGGTTCAAATTCAGATGATATTTTGTTAAGTAAGTTCGGTAGCCACGCAACGCATAACACATTGATGTTAACTTATAATGACAATAGCGGTAGCATCCCGTCTATAAGAAAACATGTTCATTATGGCCCAATAGCTCTTACATATCATAATCTTATTAATTTATCAGGATTCATATATACAAATGTAGAGAGCTCTCAAGAACGTATTGTTGATATGAGTTTTGTTAGCAGTACTAGCGATTCATTAGAAATTAATAAACAAGTCATATCTACAGGAAGTCATGGTGTTGGAGGTTATGAACACTTTTCATATAGCGTTGGAGAATTTTCAGAAGCTACAGGAGATTATTTCTTTAGAATAGGAACAGAATGGGGGCCTCATCCACTAGATAATATAGGAAACTATGTTTTAATTGATTTAGGAGGAGTAGAATCACCCGGGCTAACAAAAGTAGATACAGGAAGCGCTGAACCCTTTATAAAATTTTTTGGAATTGATGTTAATAGTAATATTCTTGATACTTATTCAGATATAGATTTCAATTCCGGCAGTCAATCTATAGTTACAAAAGATTTTGATTTTGGACAACCCGGACTTAAGAAAAGAATATATAATGTATTCTGTACTTACAGTACTGATAATTCACACTCAGCTCCAGTATCATACGCATTAGATGGAAGTAATGCTTTTGTATCTATGACTGGTAATTTTGATAATACATCTAAGAAATGGAAGGCTGGGAGATTCTATTCATCTTCTCCATTAACATGCCAAAGTATAAAATTTATGGTACAGAATAAAACTGATGACAAAGCATTTAAATTAAATGATATGTCCATTGAACATAGAATAACTAGCAGGAAGATAGCCTAATGGCATTGTCCGCATTACAAAGAAGAATTTCAAACAAAGCCAGACTTGGTGGAAAGCCTAAGATAGACAAGGCTGCTATAAGAGAAAAACTTTTAAAAAGGAAAGGAAAGATTGAAGCTGAAAGAGATATAACAGCAAAATCAAATATGATAGCAGGAAAGAATGCTATAATAGGACACGGTTCCTCAGGCAGAAAGCTGGATGAAAATACAAAGCTAGATGTAAATGGAGGCATTCAGCTAAGTGCTCTAGTAACCGCACCTGCAAGCCCACCAAAAGGGACAGCAGTATTATGGGCCGCATCAGGAGCTATAACAAGCGGCGGGTCTGATGGAGATGTAATGATTAAAATAACAAATAGTTCGGGAAGTACTAAGACTGCAAAATTAGTGAATTTTGCTGGTTTATAACAAGGAGTAATTATGGCACCACAAACAATAAGTGATTATGTAAGTCCAGCAATGTCTATGCTGGGACTGAAAGAAAATATTTTAGCCTCTGGAAGAGAAGCTCAGGAATACGCTGGAGATATAGGAGAATGGGGTACAGACTATAAAGGCAAACTATCAGCAGGAAGGCAGATAGGGGGCTGGGGTGTGCCTGCTCTCATGTATCTAATGAATATTACTAATCCTTTAGCTCTTGTAGCATCATCTTTTTTTGGCTCTCTATTTGGCGGAGAGGTGGCAGAACAAACAGCTCCACCACCACCTGCATTTTCAAGCTATGACATAGACTTCGGAATGCAGGATATAGAGCAACTAGAACAGGAAAAAAGTGCAATAGAATCTACTTCTGACTGGGAGTATGATGCTATGGATGCCATAAATAGAGCAATACAAGTTTATACACTTGGTAGAGGTGGAAAGGGATTAGGAAAGCTAGATTCATTAGGTTTTCCGATACCTGAGTCGGGGTTTGAATACTTTCCCAGCGAAACAGCTATTGACTTACCAGATTTAACATAATAGGAGAATTTAATTATGCCAGAATACAGTGAAAACCCATATTGGGGACAAGTTTGGGAACAGTTTATGGGAGACTATCCATCTATGTATACAAATATCGCATCTGGAGAATGGACTCCAGAGGAATTTGCATTACAAGTAGACCCGCGTTTACATCAATACGCAAACTTACCAGACTTTGCATCATTTCCAGAATTTGAATTTAAGGAACTAGGAGAACAATTTGGATTAGATGTTCGAGATTTACAATCGCAATTTGGAACTCAAGCAGGACAGTTTAAACAAGAATTGGCTCCAGAATTAGGGAAATACACAGGACTCTCAATGTCTCCATCTGCAGGAATGAAAAGAAGAAAAACCATACAAGATTTATATCAAGGTGCAATTGGAGCTAGAGATATTGGAATGGAGGAGTTGCAATCTGGAGCAGCATCAGGATTGATGGATATTACGCAAGATTATGAAACACTAATAGCTGGATTGGCAGAAAGCTTTATAAGCGCAGACCCAGAATTAGGAGAAGACTTTCCTTATGGAAATTTAGATATTCCCTGTGTAGGAGAGGGCTGTGAAGACGCTATAGGAGGGGAATGTCCAGAGGGATATTATCTTGCACTTCCTGAATCTGGGCTTTCTGGATGTCAGCCTATAAGTGGAGATGGGAGTAGTGGTGATTATGGTGGTGCTCCAGAATTCACTGATTGGGACGATGCTTCACTATGTGCATCAAAGGGAGGATATTGGAATGGAAGTTACTGTGATTTTGAAGGCCCTTAATATATGAATCAAAAGTTAAGAAAAACACTAGCAGACTTTTATATCAGACAGCACAAGTCTTGCGGCGGCTGTCAAAATAGGTGGAAGAATATGAAAAAAACTTTTAACATAAATCAAGCTCCAGAGTTCTTGGCTAAAAGAGCTAAGAGTAATAATGAGATAGCTGGGGTTTTGGATACCTTGTTCACGGACAAGAGACACGGAGGCACAGTTTAGATGGCAATAGTATACAGACAACCACAAAAGTCGCCTTGGGAAACTCTTGAAGAGTTAACACCTCAATGGATTCAAATGATAACCGATTGGAGAAAGATTGACGCGGCAACTAAATTAAAACAGCAAGAAGCTGCAACCTTGCAGGCTAATAAAGACAGAACACATCAACTTCAATTGGATAAGTTTAAAGAGACTAAAAGAAAGACTGAAGAAGCTGAAAAAATGTCTGAGATAAAGGTTAAAACTGACTTCACTACTGATATATTAAAGATTCTAGATGACTTACCACCTGATGCAGCAATTACTGGTATAGATGCTATATTAGAAGATACAATATACCAAACTACCGATAGTGATATAGTAAATTCTCAAAGAAAACAGCTTGGAACAATACGACAAGGAAAGCAGGCTGAAGTCACAGACAATGTGGCAGACAAAGGAGCATATGATAATTTTGTAGCAGGTGAAATAGACTATCATACAGCAATGAATACGGTAGGGCAAGACAGTAAATACCTTGATGACATTGAAAAAGAAGATAAAAGGCGCAGGTCTGTAGCTACTCAGGAACTTAATACACTAAAAGCATATGCCGCTCTTGGCAGTGCAGCATTTACACACCCAGAGCAGCCCGGAGTACTAATGCCTAGAGGGCAGAAACTAATACAGAGAATTGGTGATGCATTAGATAAAATTGCTGGCGGTGCACCTGTTGATACACCTCAAGGTAAGAAAGAAATAACACTACCTGCAGGGTGGAAAGACAAGAAACCAGAAGAGGTATTAAATCATTTGCTCATTCAAATGGGTGAAAAGACTATTGAACTTCAAGAGGACATTACTGCACCAGTTATAGATGATAGTACTAAATTAGAAGTTGAAAAATTAAAAGATTTAGGAGATACACGTTCTGATAGTTTGGGTACTTTAATAGACTCCTTAGGTAAATATGGAGTTACTACAGAATATGGCACGTTAGATTCCTTAGATATTTTCGGAACAGCAATTGATACTACGAAAATTGACACTGTAAAAAAAGATTTAAAACAAGCCATACTACCTTACAATGTTGTTAGTGAAGACGTGAATACAATCACTATAAACTTTAATGAAAAAGATATTAGGATGCCTAAGAAAGCTTGGGTCAAAGTAAAAACTGGGAAAGGTAACATAGATTCAAAAAGAGCATACCAGATTGTAGCTAAGAACCTTGGCATATCAGTAGATGCTGTAAAAGAATTAATGTTTGGACATTTAAAAAAGTCTAAATAATGCCTCAAGAATATACAGTCGGAGATTCTACATATACAGTTTCTCCAGAAGAATTAACTGGATTCCTAGCCGCCTATCCAGATGCAAAACCTTCAGGAATAGATGATATATTCAACCTACTGCCTGCAAAGGAAGGAGAAAGAGCATTCAGATACTTCATGGAAGATGAAAGCGACAGGGGATATTCTGAATTTGATGTTCCAAGTACTCAGGTGGATGCATTCGAATCCGCCTATCCAACTGCTCAATATCAACCATTTGTAAACACATACGACTTTGATGAAAGTGTTATATATCCAGAAGTATATTATAAAGAAGCAAGGCCCGGTGCTATAGAAAGAGTAGCCTCAAGACTTATACAGCATGCCTTACCATTACCAGTAAAAGACAATCTTCCTCCAGCAGAGACTACTTTTGAAAAAGGATTAGATGTCGCAGGAAGCGTGCCCGGAGTTGCGTTTAGTTTCTTATATTCAGGTGGTATAGTTGGAGGTGTTAAAACTGTTACCGTTAAAGAAGGAGCAAAGCAAGGAGCTAAAATTCTTAACAAAGCAGCGAGCCTAAGAAAGGCCGGAAAGGTTAAACAAGCTAATAAAATTGTAGAGACTGGCCTGAAAAAGGGTATATTTACAGCAACAGATAAGGCTACAGGAGCAGGTAAGAGCTTAGTTCCATATGCTCACGGGCTCTTAGGCAGGTCAGAAAACTATGCAAAAGCAATAATGGGTATGGCAGAGAAGAGTCCTATTGCGGCAAAGTATTTGCATACTGGCGTTGAAAACTTTCTTACATTTGGCTTACACGGTCAATTAAAAACCCACCTACCAGCATGGGATTTAAATGAAAGAAGCAAGCAGTTTATAAACGATGGATTGTCAAGCCTTCTATTCACAGCGGCGGCAACTCCTAGGATGCTAGAATGGTCTAAACTTGCTGAACATACAATCACTCCAGCTGGGTTATTCATGATTGGAGCAGGCTCTGATAAACTTTCTTTGTTTGAAACTGAAGGCGCAGAAGAGATGGATTTAACCGATAGATTTATTAATGGGTTAGGACTGTCTGTATATTACTATGCAAACAAAGGATATGATAAATTCAGAATAAGGGAAAAGCAGGTTGAATTACTTTCAACTCTTGGAATGCCTGAAAAGGAAGCAAGAACATTTGTTAAAGAAAATAGTAATATAATTGACCAAGCTATACAGCTTGCAGTAAAGCCTAGGCATATTGACATACAAAGCAGATGGACAGACCAAACTAAAAGAGGAATGGGCAATGAGGTAGATTTACTAAGGATAGAAAGAAAAGATGGAAAAGTAGCACGTGCAGTATTTCAAAACTTAAAGACAAATAAAGTAGAAAATATGCCAATGAAAAACTTCACTAAGAAGTTTAAAAGGTCAGAGTCTCTTGGAACTGAGGATATATTTGGTATAGATTATGCAAGAGATAAAAAAACAAACCAATGGAAAGTATATAAAAGAAATATTCGTGGAGAACAGGTAGGAAATGCTGAAATAGTCGGAAGTGAAAAGAAAGCTATAGAAACTTCAGAAGGCTTATCTAAAAAGATAGATGGTAATAATAAAAGACATAGACAAAAGCAGGTTATAGCAAAGACTAAGGAAAGTAATCTTGGTATATCGGACAAAGATGCTAAATACATTAAGAGTGCCTTATACGAAAAAAGCAAAGGCTCTACAACTGGAATGAATATTAAAGAATTAAATGAATATAACAAGATGCTGACTCACACTATCCCATCAAGCTCTATTCATAGGCCAAATCTTACATACCTTGAAACAGCAGATAAGAAACCTCTGCTTGGAACTTTAGATATAGTAAAAAGACAAATTGTACTAGACCCAGTCACATACCTAAGGCAACTTGGCAAGGTATCTCCGACAGCAAAAGAACTATCTTATACGTTAGAAGACTTTAGAGATGTATTTGATGCTGAAGTTGGAAGATACTCGGCTCTGTTATTAAGACTGAAAGACATGGGATTTAAACCAGAGCAAATAGACGCATTAATGGGAGAAGTAGACCCGAAGTTTAAAGACTATGTAACTGAAGATATAAAAAATCATCCTAACAGAGAAGGAGCTATTGCTGAAATTAAAGAGGTTCTCAGTCAAACTGCTGACTTAGCAGTGGAATATGGATTAACAGTTACATCATTTAGGGGTGGTAAGAAAAGAGTAGAACCATTATGGGTAGCACTTGACAGTAAAGGTAAACCTATTATACTTAATGAATATAAAGGTATACAGAATCTAAAGATTGGAGATTCAGTAAAAGATATAGATGGAAAGAATAAGAAGATATACGAGATAAAATATAATCATATAGAGCAAGATTATATTCATCATGTTCTTACTGAGGATGCAAGAAAGGCGTTTAATTCAAATGCTCCATTTAGACAATATGTTATAGATAGAATGGTTAAATCAGACTTTGATGCTCAGGCAATGCGTGCAACAGGAAAAGAATTAAGAGATAGTGCAAGAAAAACCAAGAGTAAAAAGAAACGTGAAGAGATTCTTAAAGAATTAAAATTATATTCTGAGCCTGAAATAGAGAAGGCAATGGAAAAGAAGTTTAATGAATTGTCAGGATTTATAGATGAAGTTGGCATATATGGAAATCAGTATTCAAGAGTCCAAGCTGACATTCCTCCAGAGATAGCTTTTGAGAAAAATGGAAGTATTATAAAGCTTGATAAATTCAATACCTACAAAAAGGGAGATAATGTTGGCGGTAAGACTATACACAAGATAATAAAGACATATGAAACAAATATGACAGATGTTCTTGCACGCTATGCAAATAAGATGGGTAATGTACTTGCAGTAGCTGGCACATATGGAGGTGGAGAATTAAGCCCAGCGGGTGAGGCAAAAGGAATTCCCGGACTTAAGGGTAAAATAGCGCAAAATTATGTCACCAGCATTGCAAGAGAAACAGGAGATGAGAAGCTTTCTAAGTATGTAGAAAGCATACTAAGAGAACAGATACATGGATATTCTGTAGAGAATGAGTTAGCAGATTTAGTAATTAAAACTCAAAGAGGAGTAACTGCAGCTGTAGCCAATGCC